TCATGAAATGAGGGTAATAGAATCAATAGTGTTGTTGTCGGTCTGAATAACCTGCTGAGTGACATGAATATATATATCCTTAGTCACATCACTTCTACTATGTCCGAGTCTTCTTGCAATCTGTTCTGGAGTCATTCCGTTCGCAGCGAGCAATGATGCGTGCGTATGACGGAGCTTATGCGGTGAAATCTGATGATTGAGCACAAGCTTAGATTTTCTTTTTAGATAATTATCATACGCAGCATATGATATATATGATCCAGTAGAGATGTCTGGAATAAATAGAGTGGTTGACAGATTCCACTCTAACATCTTTTCTTTCCTCCATAATCGTATCTTTTGGATTACGGTAATCAATTCCGGCTGAATGTGAATATCCCTGATAGAATTATCCGTTTTAGGAGTAGTAACCACATCGTTATTTGAATCATAAGTTTTATCTATGTGAATAGTAAGGTCCTGCAAGCTTACATCAGAATCTTTGAGTGCTGCAAGCTCTCCAAAACGCAGTCCAGTCAGGACAAGAAATTCAGTGACATAATACCAGTGCCACATATTTTGCTTTTGCATATATTCAAGTAGTTTGGCGATTTCTGCTGGTTCAAGATATTTACTTTGTATATTTTCTTCCTGTGTCTGATCTGTGAATAATTCAAGTTTACTGATAAGCCGGTAATTATCGTGGTAGTCATTTTTATATCCCCAATTAAGCATGGCTTTAAATCTCGTAATATATGTATTGAGCGTTGATATAGGCTTGCAACTGTCAAGGAATCTACTGTTTACATACTGAGCCGATAGATTGTTGACAATAGCATCTTCATCTAAGATATCAAGAACAGAATTGATTATTATATTATTTCTTTTAGTCGTAGATAACTTATATGTCACACATTGAGCTGCGGAATATGCGTCATGCAATTCTCTTAAAGTAGTCTTTTTGTCTGCATATACTGAATCCAATGCAACATCGATTTTGGCATTGAGGATTCTCGCCGCCTTGTTCTTATTCTGCGGTGATGCCTTTTGCATCGTCACAGTGACCTTCTTAACCTTCTCCGTGAGCGGATCCGTGTACCGCTCACAATACTTCACAGTACCGTTCTTTTGTGTCTCACACCACATAATAATTCACTCCTATCTAAATAGGCATAAAAAATAAGCCTATCAAAATGAGAAGGCTTGTGATATAATGTAGTTTGCTGATACGTTATTCATAAGCCTTCGGTTTGTGGGTAACTTCCCTCAGATGTTGGTAGCATCTGGGGGATTTTTATATACTTTTTTCTTTGAAAATAGAACATTTAATATTCTAATAGTTGTTAACAGTGATAATATATGTGTTCCCTGACTTTATTCTGTTTATCTTTTTTTCTTTTTCCCATTGATAAAGTATGTCAGCAATATTATTTTTTATCTCTGGTTCAAAATGAGAATATATATCTTTTTGCAGGATGCCATTATTACTATTAATAAAAACGTACAGGTTTTCTTCTAAATTTTGCAGTAAATATTGTTTTTTTTCATATTCTTTTTGTAACTCAAGTAAATTTTCTGATAAGTCATTATAAGTACTTTCAAGCTTAGCTGTGAGAGTATCTGTAAGCAAACAGTTATTGCACCAATATGCAAAACATTCACCTAGAGAATTACATAGTGTTTGAATATCGTTAATATATGATAATAAAGATTTTAATGCAGAATATTTATTTTTTGGAGACTTATTTATACTGTCGTTCCATTCATTTAAAAAATATTTATATTCTGATTGGGTTTTATCAATGAATTCTTTATTTGCGGATATCCAACCCCAAGGGAGTTCACCATCTATGAGGTGGTTTAATGGTTCTCCAAATGAATTCAGTTTTTCATTTTTATTTGTATCTCTTTTGGTGTTGTTTTTCTTTTTAAACATATTTGGTATTATCATATGTATCTTTATTCCCCCTTTTTACAAAACCCATGCGCATAAGCCTCAATGGTATCTACAGAGCTAGTGTGTTTATCGAAGTCCGCTCTGATAATATGGTTGAGTGCATGGATATAAGCATCGTTAAGCTGCTCCTGTGTGAATCGTGTATTAAGAAAGATAGTATATGAACCATCTTCATTGCAGGTAACAGTTTCTTTAACTTTTGTAGTCTTCAGATCAATCATCTGTACATTTATATCATACAATTAACTCATCCCCCTTGTAACATAGTCGTAGATACAATAACAAATACCGTGGGATGTTTTTTGTACATTATCGTTTCTCTTTATTCTTGAGAGCCAAGAGCATACGCTGTGCTATCTCTAAATCTTCTGGTTTGGCATCCCTTGCGGCATCGAAGAGAAGAGAGAGCTGTTTGTTCTCGAATATCTCTTGTGCTTTCTGAGCTGTTTCATCGTCGAAGTAATATGTAGGTTTGTTTTCCGATTCGACTATTAAATCTCCCGGTTCAACATGCAGGTATTTAGCAATATCTATAATTGTATCAATTTTTGGAACTCTTGCACCCGAGCACCAATTTGATACTGTTGATTTTTCATATCCAAGATCGTTGACTAAATCACTTTGAGCTTTGTCGTTTAGCATAAGATAATATTTTAATAATCTAGCAAATTGGTTTGTACCCATCTGATCACGTCCTTTCTTATGTCTTGATTATACACAAAATGAATACTTATAGCAAGCAAAAAGCAAAAAAAGTTTTCATTCTGCTTGACAGTTCACAAAAAGAATACTATAATGCAATTACAAGATGAAAGAGAGGAGGCGAAATATTGAATAGTTTAAAGATAAGATTATCAGCTGTTAGAGTAAATGCTGGACTTTCACAGCAGGATATAGCTGATAAAATGGGCGTTTCTCGTATTACTGTTGGTAATTGGGAAAGCGGTAAGGTAAAGATGAAAGAGGCAGAATTAAGAATGTATGCAGATATTTGTAGTTTTCCTAGGGAAAATATTTTTTTGCCTTACTAGTTCACAAAATGAATACTAAAAATAGAAAGGAGAGACATGACAACAGAGGAGTTAAACAAAACATTGAAAGCAAATGACCTGAAAGCCATCAAAAAAGAGATGAAGAACGAAAAAATCCTAGAAGAACGAAAAGCCTTCCAGGAGATTTTTCCAGTTTCAGATGATGAAGTGAAGTTCTTTGAACATCTTTACAAGAAGGAACGCAGATACAGAACCGCAATTCTTATCCTAAGCCTAATATGCGTAGGACTATTACTGTTAGTACTGATGTAATTATGGAAACAACTATAGGAGTTACAAACGATGAAAGCATTCCATAAAAAGCTTTATTCCTTTTCCATATAAGATAACGGCCATAATACCAGGTTACAGAATATGTACCATCAGGTATTTGTTCACCTATTTCATTTCGCTGACCAGAGTAGTTGGCTTTAATGAAACAAATTCCAAGTAAATAGTTTTTAGAATCACCTAAGAACTTTTCGGTTGTTTTCTTTTTGCGTTTGGTAATAAAGAGTTTATATTTTTCTTCCAAATTTAGGGTGACTTTATCGTAATCGTATTCATACATAGAGCGAACCTCCTTAGTTTTTTACCATTGTAACACATAACAAGAAAGGAGATCATAGATGTTCAAAAAGATTAAGAAGAAACTCAAGGAGCCGTACTTCATGGAAGATCTTTGGTGCGATTACATCAGACCTGCAGTGATGGGACTGATAGGAGCAGCTATAGGCATAGCTACAGTAATCGTAATAAGACTGTTGTGATGACGGCACTTGCAACACCAACCAGTATAGGGACGATTATCTGCGTAAGCAGATATTGGGTATCAAACCACTGATTCTGTTCAACCACATATATACCATCTTTGGTAAGGAATATTGCAGATTCGGCGGAAAGCTTTTCCGATGGGATTCCTTGATAATCAACGATTACAGGAACGTAGGACAAGAGTTCACCTTTAATAAGATTGTCTACTTCATGCTTGCTAAATTTACCAGAAAGAGACATATAGGTGACAGGTCGGAAATGACGATGGTGGACATAATTCAGTATTTTGATATCAGATTTGGTTATTTGCATGATAAAGACTCCCTTTGATTTTTCTTTAGTATAGCACATGGCAAGGAGAAAGGAGAGGTAAGAAATGGATATAACAGGAATTAGATATGTAAAAGCCGGTCCATATATGACAAAAGCCGAGATTGCCGAGGAATTTGGAATATCGATAAGAACGGTATGTAACAGATTATCGGAGCTGGCGATATACATTGCAAAAGGAAGATACAGTGAATACACCATATTGGATGGTTTTGGTGTGACATATGTCAACTATCTTGCGCTTGTAGACTTTATGCGATACCGCAAAGAATTGAAAGCCGGCAGAAGAGTACCACCGTTCAATCCTAAGAAAGTTGCAGAAGGTGGGACGGTGTTGCAGGATGCACAGTGAGAAAGGATAGTGAAGCAAATGAAGAAAAAGAAGATATGCAGATATGCGGTTTATACCATGTGTGCTATTGGTTTATTCCTGATCTTCGGAGCAGCAAACTCAGTTGCGTTCGCCATGGATATGCAGATCATTGAACCATGGTATGCACACCTTGGACAGGCTCTGATCGGTGTACTGCTGACACTCCCTTATCTGGTAGGCAGGAGAAGAAAAGCATGGTTGAGATGAAAGTGTTATCCAGTCATGAAGAATGGCTCAAGGCAAGAACAAAGATAGGTGGTTCGGATGCTTCGGCTATTATGGGAATGAACCCATATAAAAGCAATGTGGAGCTTTGGAAAGAAAAAGCATATGGAATTGAACCGGTGGATATATCGGATAAGCCATATGTGAAATATGGAACAGAAGCTGAGCCGCTTCTCAGAGAATTGTTCAAATTGGACTATCCGGAATACCAGGTGTGTTATGAAGAAAATAATATCTGGTTCAATGACAAGTATCCGTGGGCACATGCAAGCCTTGATGGATGGCTTATAGATCAGGATGGTCGTAAAGGCATATGGGAATGTAAGACCACGAATATCTTACAGTCCATGCAAAAAGAGAAGTGGGATCACAGGATACCGGATAACTATTACATACAGGTGCTGCATTACCTGATGGTTACAGAGTTTGACTTCGTAATACTTAAGGCACAGCTTAAATCTGTATATGGAGAGAATGTGTACTTACAGACAAGACATTATCCGATAGAACGGTCGGAGGTTGAAGAAGATATCAAGTATCTGATCGAGGAAGAATCAAAGTTCTGGGAGCATGTACAGATGAAAAAAGCACCGGCACTGAAATTACCGGAAATATAGTAAAGGGGTGAGAGAAAAATGTATTACAGAATTTGCAGTAACTGCGGAGCAAATCTTGATCCGGGAGAGCGATGCGACTGTGAAGAGGAGAGACAGAAACAGACAGACCGGATCATGAGCATGATGAAAATAAACAAAGATGGTCAGTATGAACTGGCTATGGTGGGAGGATGTACATGGAATTAAGAGTTAATGATGTAGCGATACCGGAAAAGATCAGCTTCAATTATGAGGAACTGAAAGCAGAGTTGACTGAGAAAGTGGCATTTTATGAGACTCTTGTATATACGGATGATCAGGTTAAGGATGCCAAGGCAGACAGAGCAACACTTAACAAGCTGAAAAAGACATTGAATGATGAACGTATACGGAGAGAAAAAGAGTATATGCAGCCATTCAATGAATTTAAAGCACATGTTAATGAGATCATTGGAATTATAGACAAACCTATAGCTGTGATCGACAAGCGGGTGAAAGAATTTGAAGATCAGAAGAAAGCGAATAAGCAGAAGGACATAGAGGAGTTATTTGCTAGCATTGGCTTTCAGAGTTTCGTTACACTTGATAAGATACAGGATCCTAAGTGGTTAAATGCATCGGTGTCGATGAAGAGCATCGAGGAGCAGATGAGAGCAAGAATGTATCAGATCGGCGATGATGTGTTTACACTCAGCCAGCTTCCAGAGTTTGGCTTTGAGGCGACAGAGGTATACAAGCAGACACTTGATATAAATAAAGCCATCAAAGAGGCACAGAGAATGGCAGAGATCGCAAAGGCAAAGGCTGAAGCCGAGGCTAAAAAGAAAGCTGCAGAAGAATCACGAAAGGCAGAGGAAGAACGCAAGGCAAAGGAGATCAAAGAAGAACAGACAGTACCGCATGAGCAGGCTGTGACACCGCAAGAACCGGTGCAGAGTGCTGACAGCACACAGGAGAGAATGGTAGTCAGATTTGAGGTATTGCTCACAACGGAAGATGCTTATGCATTGAAAGAGTTCTTTAAGAGTAGAAGCATAGAATTTAAAGCTATTTAGGAGGAAAAAGCATGATAGAGGTAAAAGGAAATCAATTGAGAATGGAAGGTTCTGAGGATGAAGTAGAATCACAGGTAGCTGCTGTTTTGGCAGGATACACACGATTCTTATATAAAAACTATCCACCGTGTGTTGCAAAAGAGAAATTAGACAAGGTTATAAAACTTGGTTCTTTTACAGATGAGGAACTTGACGAGGAGATTAAGAAAACAAAGGAAAAACTTGATCAGTTGTTACATGAACTTTTTAGCTTTAATGAGGAGGACAAATAATGGCAGTTAATAATAGTTTAGTGAAAAAAAGCAAGGCACAGCAGAATTTGGGAATCACAGCATACCTTTCACAGGATGCTATAAAGAATCAGATCAATCAGGTAGTTGGTGGTAAGAATGGACAGCGTTTCATTTCCGCTATCGTATCAGCATATAACACCAACCCTACACTTCAGGAGTGCACAAATCAGTCGATTCTTTCAGCAGCACTTCTTGGTGAGAGTTTACAGCTTTCACCATCTCCACAGCTCGGACATTATTACATGGTTCCGTTCAACAATACCAAGGCAGGTACCAAAGAGGCACAGTTCCAGATGGGATATAAGGGATATATCCAGCTTGCGATCCGTTCCGGTCAGTATAAGAGACTGAATGTTGTTGCAATCAAGGATGGAGAGCTTGAGTATTTCGATCCTTTGAACGAGGACATTAAGGTTAATCTCATGGTAGATGATTGGGATAAGAGAGAAGAGGCTGAGACCATCGGCTACTATGCCATGTTTGAGCTTGTGAACGGATTCAGGAAGACAATGTATTGGAGCAAGGCACAGATGCTTGCTCATGCGGACAAGTATTCACAGGCTTTCAGCAAGGATGCTGTAAAGATTAATACAAAGTATGGCGAGAAAGAAAAGGTGTCATTTGCTGACTATGAAGCTGGTAATTATGATCCGAGAGATTCATGGATGTATTCATCATTCTGGTACAAGAATTTTGATGGCATGGCTTACAAGACCATGCTCCGTCAGTTAATTTCCAAGTGGGGTGTTATGAGTATCGATCTTCAGAGTGCATTTGAGCGTGATATGACCACTATGGATGGAGATGAAAATGTGACCTATGTGGAAAATGATACAGAGGAATATGTTGATTCCACTGCATCAGAACCGGAAGCAAAACCGGAACCGGAACAGGGCAAGGAAAAAGCACCTGTTATTGAACAGTCGCAGACTACACAGCAGAATCCTGCCGCCGCTGCACTGTTTTCATAAATAATACTTGTTCATGGCAGATACACACATCACACAGTATAAGCCATTGTATATAGCCCTGCCGCTGATCCGGTGGCAGGGAGAAAGGAGCATTGATTGATGAATTCACAGTGGATAAAGAAAGCATCATTGGACAGAAAGTACAGGAATAAAAAGGTTGAGGTCGATGGGATACTGTTTGACAGTAAGAAAGAAGCAAACCGGTACATGGAGCTTAAGCTGTTAGAAAAGGCAGGAGAGATCACAGACCTCAAGAGACAGGTCAGATACGAGCTTATACCGAGACAGAGAGAACAATCGACTGAGATGTACAAGGCTGGACCTCATAAGGGCGAATATAAGCCCGGTAAGGTCATAGAACAGAGCTGCTACTATGTTGCCGATTTTGTCTACAAAGAGGGTGAGAATATAGTCGTGGAAGACACCAAGGGCATGAGAACAAAAGACTATGTGATCAAGCGGAAATTGATGCTCCATAAGTATGGAATACGAATTAAGGAGGTATAGAGGGTATGATAACAGATCTTATCGAAGCAAAGAAAAAGGAACTGATATCAATACAGGATGTCGTTTATGAGATCCTCGAAAAAAATACAGATGCAAGAAATAATGATGATTTCCTGTATTACCTTGTATGTAAGCAGGTCGGAGAAAGAAAGCATGGATATAACATAGATCATATTCAGGTAAAAAAATTCTTTGAGAATCGATCAGGGCTTGGGCTTCCGTCGACCGAGACAGTGCGACGGACAAGACAGAAGATACAGGCGGCAAATCCGTGGCTTGCCGGTAACAGATATGTGCGGAAGATGCGGCAGAAGAATGAGCAGGCTTTCAGGGAGTATGCAAGAAAATGAAAGGAGCACAGTGGCTATGAGTGATAAAAAGAGCTTCGTCTTTTATACCGAATATAGAGAGCATTTAGAAATGCTTCCACCAGAGCAGATCGGTGAGTTGATGTTAGCTCTGATTGATTATCAGGAGACCGGTGAAGTCCCTGATCTGCCAAAGGGTAGTGCTCTTGCTATGTGCTTCTCATTCATTAAGAAACGGATGGATAAAGATAATATCAAGTATGAGGAGAAATGTGAGCGCAACAGATCCAATGGTAAGAAAGGCGGCAGACCAACAAACCAAACGGTTATTTCAGAAACCGAAGAAAACCCAAATAAACCGAATGGTTTTTCAGAAAACCAAATGGTTATTTCAGAAACCGAGAAAAAGCCAACCGAACCCAGAAAAGCCGATAATGATAATGAATATGATAATGATAATGATTGTGATAATGAGGAGTATATACATACTCCAGAAAAAATATGTGCTAACGCACATACAAAAAAGGCGGTCAAGTCACACAAGAAGCCAGATCCGGTCGTGTATAGTGATGTGCCGGAATTGGATGAGGCTATTCATGAGTTCATTAAATTTCGCAAGGGTATGAAAAAACCGATGAGTGACAGGGCAGTTACCTTGATGATGAACAAGCTTGAGACATTATCCCATGACAAGTATGAGCAGGTACAGATACTGAACCAATCGATCATGCAGGGATGGACAGGGGTATATGAGCTTAAGGGAGAGAATAAGCAGTATTCCCATTCACCAAGAGCAAGCAACAACCGGGTAGCGGATCAGTTGGATGAATCATACAAGATGATGGCTGAATGGGCGCAGGAACGAGCAGAAAAGGGAGGCTTCGCAGATGAAGAAAGAGATGGATAATTCAGCAAGAAAAATTAAGTTGATCGCAAGACATTATGGCAAGGGTCGTCTGGTCAGACAGTGTATTTCATGCTTTGCATTATTGATCAATGTTTTTACCTGGTGGTGGAACAATGAGACGACTAGGAGAGAGGCAAGAAGCGAAGTGTCAGAAATGAACAACACACTGGCAGAGCAGATCGCATGGCAGGTGTGAAAAGTGGAGAGGAGTAAAGCGGAATGACGGAACAGGAGTTTGCAAAGTTCGCAATGGGCTTGAAAACATACTACCCCAGAGAGAATCTACTGCCGAACAGACCGGCAATGGAACTCTGGTACAGACAGCTTCAGGATCTGCCGTATGAAGTGGCAGAGACAGCACTCAACAAATGGGTATCAACAAACAAATGGTCACCATCCATAGCTGAGATCCGGCAGATGTGCTGTGAGGTAAGACAGGGAGAGATACCGGCATGGAGTGAGGCATGGGAGACCGTTTTACATGCGATCAGAATGTATGGATCCTATAGGCCGCAGGATGCAATGATGACACTTGATGATCTGACCGCAAGGACAGTGACACAGATCGGCGGATTTGTGAATATTTGCAGGAGTGAGAATATCGACATTGACCGGGCGAATTTCAGAATGGTCTATGAGGAGCTTGCAAAGCGGAAGCAGAAGGATGCGCTGATGCCGGCAAAGCTCAGAAGTGCGATACAGAAGATACAGAGCAACAGCATGATGATGTTGGAAGGGAGAGACAGAGATGTATAAATGCATTGACTGTCAGGCAGAGTTCGAAGAGTCGGACATGGAAAGAGAGCGCATTGGTGAATATCATGGACAGCCGGCATATGAGTACCGGGCTATATGCCCCTTATGCGGATCCTGCGATTTTGAGGAGGTAGTGGATGATGGAGATTGACGAAGCTATAAAGCATGAGAGATGGGAAGCAAAACATGCTGGATTGGAAGATGCAGATGATACAGCTATTGAACTGAACAGACAGTATCATACAGAGATCGCAGATATGCTTGAGGAGTTGAAAGAACTCCGGAGCAGATAAAAATAAATCAAAGAAAGGAGCCGAACCTCCGGCCGGGGTAACGATATATCGGGTTCCTTTTAAACATGAATTACAAAGAGTTTTTAGAAAGCAAGATAGAACTTGCATTTGATAGTGGTTTTTCGGTTGACAAGAACCGTATTAACAAAGCATTAAAGCCACACCAGAGAGATGCAGTGGCATGGGCACTGAAAGGTGGACGTAGAGCCTTGTTTGAGTCTTTCGGACTTGGTAAGACTGCACAGGAAATAGAATTTTGTCACCTTGCAGCAGAACACACAGGTGGTAGAGCATTGATCGTATTACCACTTGGAGTTAAGCAGGAGTTTACAAGGGATGCCGTGGAACTCCTGGGCTATGAGAAACCAGAGTATTGCCGAACCATGGAAGAGGTTGAGGCAAGCACAAGTCAGATCGTTCTGACGAATTATGAGAGAGTGAGAGACGGAGATATAGATCCATCGTATTTTGCGGCAACCTCACTTGATGAAGCATCCGTGCTTAGATCATTTGGATCTAAGACATATCAGACGTTCCTTGATAAGTTCAAAAATGTACCTTACAAGCTCGTAGCGACTGCTACACCATCACCGAACAAGTACAAGGAGCTTATACACTATGCTGGATATCTTGAAGTCATGGATACAGGACAGGCACTTACAAGATTCTTTCAGAGGGATTCAACAAAGGCAAATAACCTGACACTGTACCCAAACATGGAAGATGAGTTCTGGCTGTGGGTGAGTAGTTGGGCACTTTTCATTACAAAGCCATCGGATCTCAATCCAGATTATTCTGATAATGGTTATGACTTACCACCTCTGGATGTTAGATGGCATGAGATACCGGTTCACTATGGAGATACAGTTGATAAAGATGGGCAAATGGAGTTGTTTACACAGGCATCTGCAGGTTTGAAAGAAGCTGCAAAGGTGAAGCGGGAGAGTATCAATGAGCGAGTAGAAAAGATGCGTGAGATTGTAGACAGTTCGCCGGATGATCATTTTATACTATGGCATGATCAGGAAGCAGAGCGACATGCGATCAAGAAAGCTCTGCCGGAGACAGTGGATATATACGGATCTATGGACTATGACCTTAGAGAACAGAGAGTTATAGATTTCTCAGAAGGTAAAACGAGACTATTTGCAACAAAGAAGTCAATCAGTGGTTCAGGATGTAACTTTCAGCGATTCTGTCACAGGGAGATATTTGTTGGTATTGATTATGAGTTCAATGACTTCATACAGGCTATTCACAGATGCTATAGATTCTTGCAAAAAGAAACTGTGGTTATAGACATAATCTATATGGAGAATGAGCGAGAGATTAAAAATGCTTTAATTGAGAAATGGAAGAATCATGATCATATGGTGCAGAAGATGATCGAGATCGTGAAAAAGTATGGACTTGATTCAGCGAATAAAACAGAGCGGTTAGAAAGGAAGATGGGTGTGGAAGGTACAAGAGAAGAAAGAACAGTAAGAGGAAATCATTACGAAGCCGTATATGGTGACTGTGTGGAAGAAACAAGAGCGATGGAAAGCAACAGCATTGATTTGATCCATACGTCAATACCATTCGGTAATCATTATGAATATTCAGCAAATTATAACGATTTTGGACACAATCAGAATACAGAGAGGTTCTTTGAACAGATGGATTTCTTGACACCGGAGCTTTTAAGGGTGTTGAAGCCGGGAAGAGTTGCAGCTATTCATGTTAAAGACAGAGTGCTGTTCGGAAATGCTACCGGAACAGGAATGCCAACTATTGAACCATTTCATGCTGACTGTATAGAACATTATATGAGCCATGGATTTCAGTATTTTGGCATGATCACAGTTGTGACGGATGTTGTCAGAGAGAACAATCAGACCTACCGCCTTGGATGGACGGAACAGTGTAAGGATGGTACCAAGATGGGAGTTGGATGCCCTGAATATATTTTACTGTTCCGCAAACTGCCAACGAATCACAGCAAGGCATACGCTGATGAGCCGGTTACTAAGTCCAAGGATGAATACACAAGGGCACAGTGGCAGATAGATGCTCACGGATACTGGAGAAGCTCAGGAGACAGGCTTGTGAGTAAAGAAGAACTTGAGGGCGTATCTGTGGACAACTTACAGAGAGTATACAGACAGTACAGCAGAGAGCATGTATATAACTATGAGGATCATGTGGCACTTGCAAAGGAGCTTGATATGGATGGAAGATTACCAGCTACATTCATGGTAGTAGCTCCGGGATCATGGAACCAGCTTGAGGTATGGGATGATATTAACAGAATGAGAACTCTTAATACGACACAGAGCCAGAGAAGGGCAACCATGCATGTATGTCCTTTACAGCTTGATATCGTTGAAAGAATCATCAACCGGTATAGCAATCCGGGAGATGTTGTATATGATCCGTTCGGTGGCCTTATGACGGTACCGATGATGGCTGTTAAAATGCACCGGTTCGGTAAGGGCTGTGAACTGAATCCTGATTATTTCAGAGATGGTGTTGGGTATTTACAGGCAGAGGAGAATGAAGTTGATTCACCGACATTGTTTGATTTCTTGGAGGTGCAGCCATGATAAACGGAGAACTTATCGTTGATAACTTCGCCGGTGGTGGTGGAGCATCAACAGGAATTGAGATGGCTACAGGGTACAGTGTTGATATAGCAATCAATCATGATCCGGAAGCCATAAGGATGCATAAGGTCAATCATCCAAACACAAAGCACTATTGTGAGAACGTGTGGGCGGTTGATCCAGTGAAAGCATGTGAGGGTCATCCGGTAGCTCTTGCCTGGTTCTCCCCAGACTGTAAGCATTTCAGCAAGGCCAAAGGTGGCAAGCCAAAGGATAAGAACATCAGAGGGCTGGCATGGGTAGCATGCAGATGGGCGGCACTTGTGAGACCGAGAGTGATCATGCTTGAGAATGTCGAAGAGTTCAAGACATGGGGACCACTCAACAGAGGACATCATCCAATAAGGGCAAAGCAAGGTGATACATTCAGACAGTTTGTAAAGCAGCTCAATGAGCTGGGATATGAGGTACAGTTCAGAGAGCTTGTGGCGGCAGACTACGGAGCACCGACTAAAAGAAAAAGGTTCTTTATGATCGCAAGGTGTGATGGTGCACCTATCATGTGGCCAAAGCCTACACATGCACCGGCAGACAGTGAAGAGGTCAAGATGGGACTGCTCAAACCTTATGTTGGAGCATATACACAGCTTGATTTTAGCCTACCATGTCCAAGTATCTTTGATACATCAGAGGAGATCAAGGAGAAGTATGGTATCCGGGCGGTGAGACCACTTGCGCCAAAGACTATGCAGAGGATTGCAAGAGGGCTGAAGAAGTTCGTTCTGGACAATCCAGAGCCATTCATCATTCAATGCAATCATGGCGGCGAAAGAAAGCCGCAGGATATAAGAGATCCGATGCCGACAATCACAGGCAAGCATGGATATGGAGTTGTAGAACCATATATTGTTCAGATAGGTCAGACTGGATTCTCTGCAGATCGTAGCAAAGATGTGAGAGAACCTCTTACAACTATTGTCAGCAAGAATGAGCACTGTCTAATAAGTCCTACACTTATTCAATATCATTCGGAGACCAATTCAGATGAGGTAAGAGGTCAAGGTATAGAGAATCCGATCATGACAGTAGACAGCTCAAACAGATATGGCCTTGTGACTTCGTTCCTCAGTAAGTTTTACAAGACAGGGATAGGGCAGGATGAGAGAGAGCCACTGCATACAGTGACAACATCAGCCGGACATTTTGGAGAGGTCAGAGCATTCCTGATCAAATACTACGGAGAGGGTACAGGCCAAGATATAGAACAGCCGCTTGATACAGTGACATCAAGAGACCGGTTCGGTCTTGTAACAATCCAAGGTGTTGAGTATCAGATAGTGGACATTGGTCTCAGAATGCTTGAGCCAAAGGAGTTATATGGGTGCCAAGGGTTTCCGGATGATTACATCATAGATCATGACAACACAGGTAAGACATATTCAAGAAGTGAACAGGTTAAGAGATGTGGAAATGCAGTCTGTCCACCTATACCGGCAGCAATGGTAAGAGCAAATTTACCAGAGCTTTGCTTGAGAAAAAGAATGCCAAATATACGGATAGGAGAGGATGACAATGGGCAACTGTGTTTTGTATAGAATAGATAAAGGAGAAACAACATGACAAATTTTGAGATAGAAATTACATACAACATGATCTGCCGACCAGGGCAGGTCGTGCGAATCCATACAAAAGAAACCACCAGTGGGCGGAATTTTATCATGACATGGAAGAAATGGACCATTGTGGAGGTTTACGATCATCACATAGTGATGAAGAGTGAATACGGCTACCGGGAGAGCTTCACCAGAATAGATATTGTTGAGATGATCAGGAGAGGAGAGATTCGATGGAAATCATTATTGGGAAACATATGAAAAAGATTAGAAAAGCTATGGGGCTGACACAAGCAGGATTTGCAAATTGGTTAAAGGACATGGGTGTTGTTAGCAATAGATCAGGGAAGGCATATGGTGAACGCACAATCGCATCATGGGAAACAGGGCGCAGAGCGGTGCCTGAAAAGGTGAAAAAAACGATTGTGGAAAATATAATCGTTCAGGGATACCCAATAAACTATGAGTATTTGTATGGAAATAGCAACAACATGATTGACAAAAATACTTTTGCAAATAAGACAGACATCAGTTCAAAGGGAAGCTGTAATACATGCAAATATATAAACATGAGTAGTGAACAGGAGCCATGTGCACACTGTACCAAGAATGTGACGGATAACTATGAGCCAATGACCAACGGAGATTATATCCGGTCGCTCAGTGATGTGGATCTTGCGCAGATTGTAATGTGCCCGAATGAGATAGGGTTTGATGAAGTAGAATGCTACAAGGATGATAAGTTTTGCCAGGAATGTACATTGAACTGGCTTATGGCAGAAAGAGAGGTTGAGGTGGATGAAAATATATGAATATAAGGGCAAGCACTATAGTGAAGAAGACACATCTCTTTATGATGAGGATTATGGTGGAGATTTATATGATCTGTATTGGGAATTAAAGCAGGATGGTAAATGCAGTGAGAAGACGGTTTATTATGTGCAACCTTATGAAGGAGATGACTATTCAAGTCCAGAAGAATTGATTGAATCAGAGTTTTCGGACTTAGTAATTGATGAGAAAGAGAGTGGAGATGATGAAAGATAGGTATTTAATCAAGGCAAAAACTTATAGAGGAGATTGGGTTCGAGGGCTTTTGGCAAGTAGTAGTAGTAAGTGGTATATCGGTAACAGAGCTGGTAGACCTCTCGCTTTTGAAATTCAACCAGACACAATCTGTCAATGCACAGGCTTGAAAGACAAGAATGGCAATCTGATTTGGGAAAATGATATTGTGGAACTCTTAGGACATAGAGGAGTTATCAAATTTACATGTGGCGGCTTTGGCATTGGATATCGAAAAAATATTGATTGGGAAGAAATACAAGCCAATATCATGCGTATTACAGGATGTGAAAACATTTTATATGCTTGCGAAAACGATAATTATATATCATTGTGGGAAATCTATTGGAATTTTAATGATGAGGATGATTCGGTAAACACAGTAGAGGTTATCGGCAATATTTTCGACAATCCGGATTTGTTAGAAATGGAGGTGTAAGATATGCCAAGAATACCAGATAGTATAGCAAGTGAGCCGGAATGGAATAGAGCAAGTCGAATATCAGATAAACTTGGCAGGTCGAAATATCCGGCGTTATGGGCGTTCAGATTCATCCGTGAGTGGGAGCGCATCACGGATCAGATCAGAAGTGAGGTGAGGTAAATGAAGAAAATTCAAAAAGATATAGTGGATAAAATTGAACTCAGAAATAGGCTTAATGAAGAGATAAAAGAATGGGCGGAAGAACATCTTGATCTTGACGGCATGGGCATGGACATTGATTGTGCTGATATAGTTGACTATCACACTGGAAACAAGCAGGGAACAGAAGAGCGCAAGGAATGGTGTGATCAGACCTGTATGGGTGAAGATTGGTATATGGGAGATTACTTCTGGGAAACCGAGTATTCGGGAAAATATTTGCATATGGAGTTTAGTATCTAAATAAGGGAGTGTTATATATCATGGCTAAGTCAGATAGAAAATTACATGAGGCAAGAATGGCTGGTGCAATATGGATCATGAAGCTAATCGAGGATAAGGGCATGGAAGAGGCTAAGAAAGAGCTTGCAGTAAGGAGAGCTATGTTCATTCCGTTAGAGATCAATCAAGCACAACTGGAAGAATCAGTTGAGAAGATCAAGATGAATACGATCGATACTGTGCTGATCATGTCCTGTATGGTGTTGAGAGATGAGTTTGGATTTGGACAGAAAAGGATCAAACAGTTCTTTGACCGATTCAATTTGAAGACAGAGTGTATATGTGATGGAGATGTGATCTGGGATGATTTCATAGATGCACTGAGGGAAGAAACCGGAATAGAGTTCTCCATCAGGGAAAATAAGTAAGTGAGGTGATAAGGTAGTGAATATAGCGAAAGAGTACCTGAAACAGGTAGAAACGCTTGATACGAAAATACAGCAGAAGAAGATAGAATTAGATAGCCTTAAAGATGGTGCAATAGGCTTGGGAGCATTTGACTATTCCAAGGAGAAAGTACAGACAAGCGCATCTGAATCAATGAGCGTGAAAATAGCGAAGTATGTTGATTTTGAGAGAGAGCTGCAGGATGATATTGTAAGATTTGCGGAACTCAAGCATAGAGTGCTCAATCAGATCCACAGTTTGAACAATCCTATCTACATGAAGATTCTGTTTAAGAAGTATATAGAGTACAAGTCATTAAAGGATATAGCATCTGAAATAAAGTATTCATATGACAGGACAAAACATATTCATGGAGTTGCTCTTGAGGCATTTCGGATAAAGATTTTGAAAAGTTGACACCAAATAGCACCATTTAGCACCGAATAGCACCTAACAACTGTGATATACTGTAATGGTAAAATTATATAGTATTGATTCATAAGGGACATAGCCGTTGCCATAATCGGTTGTCCCTTTTCTCATGCCCAGTGGTTATACAAACCCTCTCCCACCCCTTTAATGTGAATGATAATCTCTTGCCACTGGGCTATTTTGTTTGAGGTGTGATATGAGTGAGATTAAAAGGTTTGAGGTCGTGAGACCTGAATATAGTTTTGAATACATACATCCTGTACTTGGTAGATTGGCATTACCGATAGCCATGATAAAGGTGATGGTTAAGTGCACTAAGATATACAAACTTCAGCCGACTATAAAGTTGGGTGGGGAAGTAAAGAGTGTATGTAAACCGCTGTACAAGATTGTGATCCCGAAGAGAGTGAGAAAGTAACAGAAAGAAGGTGTGACATTATGGCTAAGCTGACAGCTAAACAGCAGAGATTCTGTGATGAATACCTGATTGACCTTAATGCCACACAGGCAGCTATAAGGGCGGGATATTCACCGAAAGGAATGAATAAACGTGTTAGCAGAATGATGGCAAATGAAGGCATTCAAGCCTATATAAAAGAGCGCCAAAAAGAGCTTGAAGAGCGCACAGAGATAACTCAGGATAGCGTATTACATGAGCTTGCACTTATCGCATTTGCAAAGGCATCTGACTATGCAAGAGTAGTTGAAAAGGATGCCATGGTAGAAGTTGATGGGAATATGGTCCCGGTACTTGACGAGGACGGCAATCAGGTGAAATACAGGACAGTAGAGCCTATCCTGACGGATGAACTTACAGAAGATCAGAAGAAAGCTATTGCAGTGATAAAAAAGGGTCGAGATGGCTTTGAAATAAAGCCTTACAGCAAGATACAGGCATTGGAGCTCCTGGGTAAGCATTTGGGTATGTTCACAGAAAAGGTGGAAGTGAAGAATACCACACCAAATGCATTTGAGGGGCTTACAACCGAAGAATTGAAGAAACTTATTGATGACGTTTGATAGACATGACCCTTTATTACAGCAACAGCTAAAGATAGAGCTATCAAGGAGAGAGTTCTGGCAGTATTGCAAGCTGACCTCTCCTGATTTCTATAGTAACGACCGAGACTTTCTGCATGATCTTGCAGATAAGCTACAGTGGTTCGTGGAAGATGCAGAACAACAGATAATGGTTGTAAATATGCCACCACGACACGGAAAGTCACGAACGGCTACCAAATTTGTCCAGTGGCTATTCGGTAAATATGGTATAGATAAAAAGGTTATGACAGGCTCATATAATGAGACCCTGTCAGGAACCTTTGCAAAGGCTGTCAGGGATGTGATTGCGGAAAAACCTACAGAGGGTATTCTGACATATGGAGATATCTTCCCTGGTACAAAAATAAAATACGGAGAGGCTGCAGCACAGAAATGGAGCCTTGAGGGTAGCCAACAGGCTAATTATCTTGCCACCTCTCCGACAGGTACCGCAACCGGATTTGGTTGTAATATCATGATAATAGATGATCTTATCAAGAACAGTGAGGAAGCCTACAATGAATCAGTATTGCAGAAGCAGATTGACTGGTTCAACAATACAATGCTGTCCAGAACTGAAAATGATTTCAAGATCATCATAATAATGACAAGATGGTCAACAAAGGATCTAGCCGGTTATGTACTTGCAAATTATGACGATGTAGTACATATCAATTACAAGGCAGTACAAGACGATGGAACAATGCTCTGTGAAGCTATCCTGTCATATAAGGACTACAAGATAAAAACAAAGAACATGAATAAGGATATAGTCCTTGCGAATTATCAGCAGGAGCCAATAGATGTCAAAGGCAGATTATACAGCCATATTAAGACATATACGGATATTCCAAGGGATAGTAAGGGCAATAGCCTGTTCAAATATATATTGAATTATACAGATACAGCGGACACAGGTAGTGATTATCTGTGTTCTATTTGTTATGGCATGTATGAGAGTACATACTACATACTTGATGTTTTATATACAAAGGCACCTATGGAAGTGACTGAACCAGCGACAGCTCAGATGTTGACTAAGAATAATGTCGGTAATGCTTTGATAGAAAGTAACAATGGCGGTCGTGGATTCAGCAGGAATGTAATAAGAGAATTGAAAGTATTAGGGAATACCCACACTAAAATACAGTGGTTCTTTCAATCAAAGAATAAGACATCAAGAATCTTGTCGAATAGTACAGGAGTAATGCAGAATGTAGCCTTTCCGGTGAACTGGGAAGACAGATGGCCAGACTTTGCAAAAGCAATAAGAAAGTATCAGAAAGAGGGTAAGAATGCACACGATGATGCGCCCGATGCTCTGACTGGTGTATATGAGAATGATAAGCCGAAGGGAACATGGCTGGTATAGCGAGGTAAAAAGATGCTAACTATTGATGAAATAAAAGAGCTGATAGACAGTGACAGAACATCTGATAAAAAACAATTCGCCAGAGTTGGTGAACGATATTATGATGGCAATCACGACATAAAGAAGTATAGACTGTTCTATTACAATGCGGACGGCGAACTGGTAGAGGACAAGACTAGAAGCAACGTGAAGATACCACATCCATTCTTCACAGAGCTGGTTGACCAGTGCACCCAGTATATCCTCTCAGGGGATGGCATTGTAAAGTCCAACGACACTGAACTGCAGAAGCACATGGACAAGTATTTTAATAACAATGATGAGTTCATGTCTGAGTTCTCCGACACCATCACAGATATGCAGATCAAAGGCTTTGCGTATATGTACGCATACAAGAATGCCAAGGATATGATGTCATTTGCCAATGCTGACAGTATCGGAGTTATTGAGGTCAGAGCCAAGGACACGGACGATGGCTGTGCATACACGATATACCACTATACAGACAGGATAGACAAAGTACACAAGACCATCGAGAGAATACAGGTCTGGGATGATAAGCAGACATATTATTATGTCCAGGTTAATAATGGGGCGGTGGTGTTAGATGATACTGAACCAATCAACCCAAAGCCTCATGTACTTTACACAAAGAATAATGGAGATAAGGCCACCTACTTTGATGGATTTGGCTATATTCCATTCTTCCGGCTGGATAACAACAAGAAGCAGTTCTCAAGTCTTAAGCCTGTCAAACCACTTATAGATGACTACGACCTGATGGCCTCAAGCCTGTCAAACAACCTCATAGACTTTGACTCCCCACTATATGCTATCAAAGGCTTTCAGGGAGACAACCTGAATGAGCTTCAGACAAACCTCAAAACAAAGAAGATCATAGGTGTAGGTGAGGATGGTGACGTAGATGTCAAGACTGTTGACGTCCCATACCAGGCAAGACAGGCAAAACTGGAGCTTGATGAAAAGAATATATACAGGTTCGGCATGGGGTTGAACACCGCCGGTCTCAAGGATACATCAGCCACTACGAATATAGCTATCAAGGCGGCTTATTCTCTCCTTGACCTTAAGGCAAAAAAGATAGAGAAAGCTCTTAGAAAGTTCTTGAGGAAGATAGTAGAGATAGTTGTTGACGAGATAAATAAGGCTGAGAATAAGGCATACAAGGCTGAGGATGTTCATTTTGAGTTCGCTCACGAGATAATGAGCAACGCTCAGGAAAATGCACAGATAGAGCTTACAGAGGCTCAGGTAAGGCAGACAGAGATCAATACAATACTCGATGTTGCAAGCATGTTTGATGATGAGACGATTATCAAAGCTATCTGTGACTGGCTTGATATTGATTATGACGAGATCAAGGACAAGCTGCCGGCAAAGGAAGAAGACGATACGAAAAAAGCGCAGGATCTGTTGAAAAAGGTAAATGTAGAGACTGGTGGTGAAGAATAAAGATGGAGAATGTAACATATTGCAAAATAGATAGCAATTTGAGAAAGATTACACTTCCGGGAAATGAGAAGATACTCGGAGTATATCATGATAAAAATGTGACAAGAAAGCATTTTAAAATGCCGAGATATTATCAGAATAATGATATGTCTGAGTTTAGCATAAAGGTCAATTATGTGAATGAGGATTATGAGACGGATTGTTATGCCGTTGATGATATGCTCGCAACTGAAGATTACATTACATTTTCGTGGCTTGTAGGTGCTACGGCTTGCAGAGTCCCTGGTACGGTTGGTTTCGTGATCTGTTTTACTAAGGTAGATGAAGAATCAAGTATAACACAGGAATATAATACAGAACTTGCAGTTGGAAAGGTCCTTGACGGTTGCGAACTTGGAAAGGCAATAGACAGTGAACAGGAGAAAGACATCATTGCACAGTTTATGAAATATTTGATTAAGGTCGATCCTACTTTGTCCATATCCGGTGAAGCGGCAGATGCAAAGATTGTTGGTGATCGGTTAAAAAAAATAGAAGAAACGGAAGAAAATCTAAAAAAATCTGTCAGTGATGGAAAAAGTCTCGTTGCATCTGCCATCACTGAAAAAGGTGTTGAGACGGCGACAGATGCGACATTCCAGACGATGCATGACAACATTTTAGATATTAAGACTGGCGGCGGAAGCACTGGCGGTAGTGGTTCTGTGATAACAAAAGTCGGCAATAGCATAAAAACACATACATCAAACCAGATCGGTGCGATCACACATGTGGGCGAAGCGATAAAGACAAAGGTTACGAGCCGAAAACTCGAAGAAAAATTTGCCGCCGTGCATTCTGATGGAAACAGCTGGGTTGACACTGGGATAAACGGAAAATCAACTATAAAAATACAGCTTAAATTTAAGATGCAGAAAGCAACAGGAGCGATATTTGTCGGAATGATGTTAAGTGGAGATCAGGCACTTAGATTTTTTGGATATGGTAATAACTGGTATATGGACTACGGCGGTGATGGGCATAGAATTATAGGCGGTTTGATTGATACAACAAAAACGTATGAATTTGAGCTTGGAAATAATTACATTAAAGATATTGAATCTGGTAGTTATATAGCAAAGGGAAATGAGGTTGGAACATTTGAGTATGGATTTGGAGATTCTCATATAAAGGTATTAACGTCTGGTGAAATAGGAGATATTTATAACTGCAAAATTTATGACGGTGATACACTTGTTCGTGATTTTGTCCCCAAATATGATGCAGATAACAAACCAAGATTATATGACAATGTTTCAGATGCTTATTTTGAAACAAAAGGAACAGAAGATTTTACAGCAGTAAAAGAGTTAAGTTAGGAGGTAAACGAAAAATGATAATGCCAAATTTTATACAATTATTAAATGTATTTATATCAACAGGATGGGTTGCGGCTATATTTAAAGATATAACCGGAAAAATACAGAGAATAGATAAAGAGGTGGGAAACAGTCTATGGGTAAACACATATTTGAATGAAATATACGAAAATGCCCAACTGGGAGATTATTCGATAGATACATTTTATAATGGAAGTTATATATTCCTTGGATCAGGAACGACAGTCCCGACAAAAGACGATTATACACTTGAAGTTCCTTACACATACGCTTCAGATGGGTTGCATGTGGTAAGTATGGCAAAAAGTTACAAAGAAACTTATACAACAAATAGAGTGTATACAATAACTGTGAAAAACAATAGCAATGAAGATATAACAGTATCAGAAATCGGATGGTTTTTAGCTTGGTGTACAGACGGAACAACAGGAGCCACACCGAGTGCATATTTTAAAAATTTGATGGCAAGAGAAGTATTTGAACCAGTCATGATCAAACCGGGCGAAACAAGAGCTTTTACGATGTCTATTGAAATGTGATATGAATAAGAGACAGAAAGAAGTAATTGAGGAACAACTGCATAACGAGGAAAAAACTATTGCCAGTCTGAAGAATACATATAAGCAGGCACTGAAAGATTGTGAGCAGAAGATCAGAGAGTTGTCTGCAAGAACTGACATGGAGAATTTGCAGAGCATCATCTATCAGAAACAATATCAGGAGACTTTGAAAGCACAACTTGAGGGAGTTCTTACCAACTTACAGTCAAATTCCTATGCAACGGTGTCTGATTATCTTACGAAGTGCTACAGGGATGGATACACAGGTGTCATGTATGACTTGCAGCAGACAGGTATTCCGATCATCATGCCGATAGATCAGGCGGCAGTTGTGAGAGCTATTCAGACGGACAGCAAGCTCAGTAAGTCACTCTACGACAAAATGGGCGAGGATGTGACATATCTCAAAAAGGCTGTCAGAGCTGAGGTGTCAAGAGGCATTGCCAACGGCTCAACGTGGAATGAGGTGGCTGGTAAGTTCTCAAGACATATGGCAAATACACCATTCCAGAGGGCTTATAACAATTCTATCCGCATTGCAAGAACTGAGGGACACCGCATACAAGTACAGTCGGCTATGGATGCTCAAAAGATAGCTAAGAGTAAAGGTGCGGACATAGTAAAGCAGTGGGACTCTACGCTTGACGGCAATACAAGAGATCTGCATAGACTGCTTGATGGACAGATTCGTGAAATAGATGAACCTTTTGAAGCTGGTGGTCGTAAGGTCGAGGCTCCTGGAATGTTTGGAGATCCGGCAGAGGATTGTAATTGCCGGTGCTGCTTATTGCAGAGAGCAAGATGGGCATTGGATGATGATGAACTTCAGCGACTGAAAGACCGAGCGGAATACTTTGGGCTGGATAAGACTTCTGACTTTGAGGAGTACAAAGAGAAGTATTTGAAAGTGATTGATGAAATAAATCCTACAAATGTAAATGGAGAAATAATACAGTTTGCCTGGAAGGATAAAAATCAATTACGTGAAAAACAGCAGGAAATTATATCAGACCTGTCAAATGAGTACAGGACAAGGCTTCAGAAAGTTACGACAGGGGCAAAACAGTCAGCTGGTAATGTTGATATGTCAGGTGCAGTGATGAGATTATCGGATTCACATGTTAACACTGCTGTTCATGAATTTGCACATACGCTTGCAAATAGTGCAGCAGATAAGTACGGTCTTACTAATGATGCAGATTTTTGGAAAGAAATTAAAAAAATACAAAGAGAATATCACAGAGATGTTGATAAAACATCAGATACATCTAGATGGATCAGTTCATATGAACATAGTAGTAGAAGTGTTGATGAATTTTTTGCCGAGGCATTTACACAGGCAAAAATGTCTAAACTTAAATTGGAATTACCTCCAAAATATGGTGCTGATTTGACATATTCAAATAAGGTCCTGGAAGTCGTTGATAAATACTTCAAGAAGAACGCTATTGCAAATAGTGGAAAAGATGGTACAATAAAATCAGGTGCAATTAGTGGGGCAAGGAACCCATTTGGCGAGAAGGCTCAAAAACATGCAGAAACATATTATGGATTGGTTCGTAGCATGACAACAGATGTTGCTAAGATATCAAAAGCTACAGGCATATCGGAAAAAGAAATCCAAGATATAAAGAATTATATATTCCTAGAAAAGCATGATTTGGGTGGCGAGAAAAAAGAATATTTTGCTCCTGATTATATGATGGCAGAATCTTGGCAGAGGTTAATGTCTGGCAAGCTAGAAAAACATGATATTACATTACTGAAACATGAAATCATGGAGAAAAAGCTCATGCAATCAGGAATGTCGCAGGAAATGGCACATATTGAGACGTCAAAGGTATATAATTATTCAAAGGAAGCAGGTGAGTTTTATGCTAAAATTAAAAAATATAAAAAAGAGTAATGGTATTATTTCGGCAGATTACGATCCTGAATGTAGTGGTGAAATTGGAAGAATATCAATAAATATAGATTCAGGAAAAGAAGTGGAGACAACAATATCACTTATGGATAGAGAATTTCCAATATATTTGAACCATGCACTTGATACATTAAGGAAAATTAAAGATGAAAAGGATATACCAGAAGAGAAGTTAGTTATGTGGTACTAAAAGTATCGTAATTTAATAGCAGTTAATTCAGACCATGATAAAAACATGGTCTTTTTTTATGCCCAAAATCGGCTTAAGGCGATAAAACTGTGACGACAACAAATAACTCCGGCAAGAGTGATAACTGCCATGTGTGGCTACGATTAAAGCCAAGAAAGGATGGAACAATGGAATTAAAGGAACTGTTAGGAGAAGAATTGTACAAACAGGTACAGGCGAAGATTGACGAGAAGAACAGCGCAGAGACGGATAAACTCAAGCATGTAAGATACACAGATCTGTCCGAGGGCAAGTACGTCAGCAAAGAGAAGTATGATTCAGAACTTGAGAAACTCAACGGACTGATCACCGGCAAAGACACGGAGATTGGCAATGCAAATAAGCTCATTGAGGACCTTAAGAAAGCGTCCAAGGGTGACGAGGGCATGCAGCAGAAGATATCAACTTATGAGACAGAGAATGCAAGATTACAGAAGGAGCTTGAAGAGACCAAGGTCAATTCAGCAATCAAGGTGGCACTGCTTGAGGCCCATGCGGTTGATACCGACTATATGACCTATAAGATCAAGACGAACCTCAAGGAGAAGAACGAGGAACTTAAGCTTGACGATGAGGGGCACATCAAAGGATGGGACAACATGCTCACCGACTTAAAGACACAGTTCCCGGCTCAGTTTACGGCTCCATCCGGCTCAGATGATGGCAAGAGGCACATCATTGAGAATAGACTGCCAAGTGGAGGTCAGGGCGGCGTAGAGCCTAAAAATTTGGCAGAGGCACTAAAACAGAAATATGAGGGTGACAGCACCCAGTAGAAAGGAATGGTGAAAAAACTATGGCAGCAATGACATTAGAAGAAATCAAAAAAGGTATGAGTGATAAGGTATTCTCACAGATCGTGGATATCTTCCTCAGACAGTCAACAATACTTCAGATGCTCACATTTGATGACTGTGTATCAGCATCAGGTGGTGGCTCAACAATGAAGTACAAGTATCTCAGAAAGGTACTTCCAGCAACAGCAGAGTTCAGAAAGATAGGTGGCTCTTACACTGCATCAGCGGCTACTAAGCAGGAGTGCGAGGCTAATCTTGCAATCATGGGCGGAGCTGTTCAGATGGACAGAGTGCTCAACAGGGTAGCAGGTAACTTTGACAATATGGCATATCAGATAGAGGAGCATATCAAGGCAGTGGTAAACCTCTTCCACTATACACTGATCAATGGTGATGCAACTACAACAGCATCAACAGATCACCCTGAGTTCCAGGGACTTGATTCCATGCTTGCGGGAACAACGACAGAATACGGCACAGACAAGGCTATTGATCTGTCATCTATCACAGCGATCAAGTCTAATGCTGATGAGTTCTATGAGGCACTGAGCCTTCTTGTCAAGACTACAGATGCTGATGCAGTGCTTACAAACACAGAGATGATCACAAAGATTCAGACTGTAGCCCGTATCCTTGGATACAAGACTGAGAGTGAGGAAGCATTCGGAAAGCGTATCACTACTATTGATGGTGTCAAGCTTGTTGATATGCAGGACTATTACACTGTAAGCAGTGGTGCTGCAACTGCTGGCCATGTTGTCAAGAAGGGACTTTCAAGAACCATCGCAAAGGAGAGTTCGGCAACAACAGGTCTTACAGATATCTATGCAGTCAAGTTTGATGTAAACGATGGATTCCACGGAATCAGCCTGAATGGTGGTTCTGTAATCGATCAGTATCTTCCAAACTTCAACGAGCCTGGCACTGTCAAGGACGCAGAGGTTGAGATGATCGCAGCTACAGTCCTGAAGAATACACAGCATGCAGGTGTACTCAGAAATATCAAGATTGCATAAGGAAGGATGGGTGATTGAATATGGCAACAAAGGAAACAAAGACCGTAGAACAGACAAGTGAAGTTATTGAGCCTGTAGTGGCAGAGCCAAAGACAGAGAGTGAGCCTACAGGCTGGACAGTATCGGTTAATAATAACGATACTTACTGTGGAATTGGCGCTGGTGGTGTCCAGTTCGCAAACGGAAAGGCAGAGATCACATCTAAGCGTATGGCAGATTGGTTCACGGAGCATGACGGATATACTGTTATCCCTAAGAAGTAAGGCGGTGGTCATATGATCATGACTGTCGATGAACTTAAGAAGTATGTAGACACCAAGGAGAAAGCTCCGGTGCTTGAGGCTAAGCTTCAGGCACTTGAGCTCCTGATCCGAAAGTATACAAACAACAACTTCCAGGATCGGAACAGGCGGTTTGTGGCTCCTGTGGACGCTGTGACAGGCTTTCAGTATGCATCTGAGCTGTTCAAGGTTGGCGACACTATACAGGTGTCAGAGTCACGCTACAACGATGGCTTGTATACCATCAAAGTTGTGGATATGGGCAATGGACATATAGAGGTGAATGAGAAGCTTGTAAGCGAACCGGTCGCCATGGTGACAAAGATAGTATATCCGATGGATATCAAGCTTGGAGTAGCCAACATGCTTTCATGGGACCTGAACAACCGGGATAAGGTCGGTGTACAGTCTGAGACCATCAGTAGGCATTCTGTGACCTATTTCAATATGGACGGCGACAATTCCCTCATGGGATATCCAAAGTCACTTCTTGGTTTCTTAAAACCGTACATGAAAGCGAGGTTTTGAGATGCGAGGAATAGGCGGAAATGCAGTTGCAGATATACAGGTTAAAAGCATAACCAGAAATGAGATAGGCGAACAGGAAGTCACATGGATATCTGAAGATACCTTGACCGGATGGCTTGACCTCTCAGGCGGTGACAGCAAGTACACAACATACAATGCCAAGGTGCAGGAATCCACGCATATGTTCATAGCTGATTATAAACAGCTCAGTGACATGATAAAGTCAGAGAATAGCCGTATGGTGATTAATGGCCAGGTATATGACATCATGCTGATAGATGACCCCATGGGCATGCATGAGCAGCTTGAGATATATCTGAAGTATACAGGAGGGCAGTAATGGGAAATGTGGAGTTCACAGACAACAGAATAAAGGTTGAGGCGGCTCTGGATGATGCTGTTATTGCATTCTTGTACGAGGCAGCCGGAGAGGTAGAGGCACAGACTAAGAGAGCACAGGCGAGAGTAGACACAGGACAGACCAAAGGAGCATGGACTCATCATGTTGATGAAGATAAGGGCGAGGCTGTTATCGGTAATCCTCTTGAGAATGCTATCTGGGAAGAGTATGGAACAGGTGAATACGCACTGAAAGGTAATGGACGCAAAAAACCATGGGCTTATAAGGATGAGCGTGGCAACTGGCACACAACTCATGGTAAAAAGCCTCTCAGGCCTTTACAGAAAGCCTTTGACAAGACCAAGAGCAAGATCATCAAGCGACTTGGCTCTATCCTCAATCAGACGTTCAGTGAGTAAGGCGGTGGTGACGATTGACGACAGAAACATTATCATATATCAACAATGTACTCACAGATGAACTTGAGATACCATATGCATTCATGGAGTGGCAGGATGACCCACCGGAGGCATACTTTGTTGGTGAATACTCCGAGGGTGACACTCCTGAAGAGGATGGATGTCAGGAAATAACATTCATCATAGATGGATTCACAAGAGGCTCATGGTTCAGTCTGGAGAAGTACAAGCAGAAGATAGAACAGAATATTGAACGAACGGCAATCCTTGCAAGTGGTGCGGGGGTTGCCGTTTTTTATGGGAATGCGTCACCAGTGCCAACAGGGGATGCAGACCTCAAACGGATACAGATCAATTTGACGATTAAAGAATATAAGAATGGAAGGTGATTATAACATGGCAGATACATTAACTTTTGAAGAGTTCAAGTCATCCGGTATCACAGACAAGACACCGAAGAACATTGTGTTTGGTGCCGGAACGATTCACAAAGGGCTCAAGTATGACGCATCAAAAAAGACATGGAACTTTGCCGAATCTCTGATCGGTGCTACATCCGGCGGAACGAAGCTGTCTATTAAGCCGGAACTTAAGGATATTGAAGTAGATGGAGCAGTGGTTAAGGTTAAGGATTTGACGGTTAAAACTGGCGAGACAGCACAGATGGATACAAACATGGTGGAGCTGTCGCCTGAGACGATTAAGATGGCTATTATCGGGCAGAATGGCACATCAACAGCGGAAGGATACGATGTGATCGAATCCAAGGCAAGAATTGAAAAGGATGATTACATTGAGAACTTCGGTTATATCGGAAGATTTTTAGATGGTCGTCCTGTCATCGTAATCTTTGATAATGCGCTCTGTACATCAGGCCTTGAGATAGAGGGCAAGAACAAGGAGAATGGCACATTTGCACTGACAATGGAGTGCTATGCAGATCTGTCACCGGCAGCTGATACATTGCCATACCACATCTATCTGCCTACTGGTACGACAACGGAGCAGGTTCAGCAGTCTATAGATTCCAGTACAAAAGCAACAGACTAATTGACATAGAAAAGGAGAGATAATCATGGGAACAACCGAGATAAAAGAGAACAATGATATAGGAGCAGTAGAGAATGCTGAAGTAGTTGAAGATACTGAGGCAGTAGAGGATGTGCAGGAGGTCAAGCCATATACACTTAGAAATCCAAAGGCTACAGATATAGCTGCATTCCTGAAGCTGTTCAGCAAGCTTGGAGTGAAAGACTTCAAAGATTCATTCAGCGGCAATGGGTTCAAAGAGCTTATTGCAAAAGAACGTGAGAAGCTTGCTGGTGATGGCGAGGATGATGAGGACACATCGAAGTTCCTCGAGAATGTGGGTATTGGTCTTGCATTCGAGCTTGCAGATGCGATCCTGACAAAGCTGTCAGACTGTCAGCGTGAGATATTTGTCTGCTTATCACACCTGTCAGGAATGACTGTGGATGAGATAGCAGATCTTGATCTCTCTGTATTCACACAGATGTTATATGATGCAGTCACTCTTCCGGGCTTTACGGATTTTATCAAGGTTGTTTCAAGATTGTTCGAGAAGAAACAGTAGGCTATCTCAAGTTCATGGATCTCATATTTAAACGATATGCGGATCCGTACACTCTGCTTGATACGATGATAGACAATCAGAGCTTTGATGAGTTTGTATGCACGTTTGTGCGTCTTGACGATGATGATAAGCTCTGGGATATGTATATCCATAAGTGCTGGGAGAACATATCATTCAATGACTTCAAGGCAAGGCTGTACGGCACATCAGGTGGCAATTCGCAGCCTGTCGGATCAGGAGCATTTGAGAGCAGAGGCGAACTTGAAACAACCATAAGGGATTCTATGTCAATCATAGAGAATTTTAAACCATAGGGGCACACAGAACGTGTGTCTCTATTTTTTTATTATTGAGGAAAGGGGGTAGACCCTTTTGGAAGTATTTAAGATACTGGGACGAATCGCAGTATCAAATGAAGATGCGAATGAGAAAATTGAAGAGACTGGCGACAAGGCAGAGAAGACAAGCAAAAAGATGAGTTCTGTGTTTGGCAATATCGGCAAGTTTGCGCTCAAGGCAGCAAAGGTCGCCGTGGTTGCAACAACGGCTGTGGCTACTGGAATAGCTGGCATTACTGCTAAAGCTGTAAGCGAGTATGCGGACTACGAGCAGCTTGTTGGTGGTGTTGAGACACTGTTCAAGGACAGTTCAGATAAGGTAGTTGAGTATGCAAATAATGCGTATAAGACGGCGGGGCTGTCGGCAAACGAGTATATGGACACTGTAACGAGCTTTTCAGCGTCATTGCTCCAAGGCTTGGGTGGTGACACAGAAAAGGCGGCTGAAACTGCAAATCTTGCCATAACAGATATGTCAGATAATGCCAACAAGATGGGAACTGATATGGCATCTATACAGAATGCATATCAAGGTTTTGCAAAACAGAACTATACAATGCTCGATAACCTCAAATTAGGATACGGTGGTACTGCATCCGAGATGGCAAGGCTTATCAATGATTCGGGTGTACTCGGTGACTCCATGACTGTGACAGCAGATAACGTCAATAGTGTATCGTTTGATAAGATGATAGAGGCTATTCATGTTGTACAGACTGATATGGGGATAACAGGTACAACCGCAAAAGAAGCAGCCACTACAATACAGGGATCTATCGGCATGATGAAGTCTGCATGGACGAACCTGCTCACAGGAATGGCCGACCCATCACAGGACATTGGAGTGCTGATCAATAACCTTGTTGATTCTGTGATGGCTGTAGCTGATAACCTTGTACCACGAATAGCAGACACACTGCCAAGGATAGTTACAGGTATATCTAGTCTTGCACAGAAATTGGCACCATATATACCGCCACTTATAGAACAGATACTGCCATCACTTATACAGGGCGCAACATCGTTGCTGTCCGAATTGGTGAATAACCTTCCTGGCATACTTGAAACCTTGTTGCCGGGTATAGGTGGAGAACTGGGGCAGACACTTACATCTGCATTACAGTCTATATTCGGAACTTTGCAAGCTATTTTGCCTACTATATTATCTCTTGTTAATACACTGTTACCACCATTATTGCAGATAGTTCAGACTATTTTGCCGCCGCTTACGAATTTGATTAATATGCTTTTGCCGCCTATTGTGCAGATAGTGTCGCAGATTCTTCCTATTTTAATTTCGATTTTGCAGCCGGTACTGGAATTATTGCAGCCAATACTTGATTTGCTCAATCCAATTATAAATCTGGTCTTAATGATATTGGATCCATTGATGGAACTTATCAATATGATCCTGCCTCCGCTTGTTGATGTGATAAGTCTGATATCAGAAGAGATACTCGGAGTACTGAAACCGATACTTGAATGGTTTTGCGAGATGCTTGAGATCACATTGGAAGCGGCGATTATTGCAATTATGGCAGTTATCAACAACTGTCGTGAATCGTTTTCAATGGCTTGGAAAGGCATTAAGAAAGTCTGGAATGCAGCACCTGCCTTTTTTAAAGGCATATGGAATGGTATAAAATCAGCATTTGCAGCAGTAGGAAAGTTTTTTAAAGGCATCTTTACAACAGCGTGGAATGGAATTAAGAGTGTTTGGTCGGCTGTTACTGGATTTTTCAGTGGAATCTGGAATGGAATAAAAGGTGCATATGCATCAGTAGGTACATGGTTTAGTGACATTTTCGGCAAGGCTTGGGCTGGTATCAAGAATGCATTTTCACCGATGGTTAAGTTCTTTTCAGATACATGGCAGAAGATTAAGAACATTTTTTCCAAGGTCGGAACAGCTATCGCAGATGGCATCAAGGGAGCTGTTACAGCAGCTATCAATGGCATATTAGGTACAGCGACAAAGATCATTAATGGTTTTATATCGGCAATCAATGCTTGTATATCCGTTATTAATGCGATTCCGGGAGTATCAATTAATAAGCTTGATAAATTGAATGCACCACAGCTTGCAGAAGGTGGTGTACTTAAGAAAGGCCAGGTCGGTATACTTGAAGGTAATGGAGCTGAGGCTGTTGTGCCGCTTGAGAAGAATACAGAATGGATCAGTAAGGTAGCAGATCAGATGGCAGCGGCAACAGGAAGAACAGTAGACAATGAATCAGAGTTATCAAAGGTTCTGTATTTGATTCTTGATGTAGTAAGACATATTGATGAAAATATGTATGAATACATGGTAAGAGCACTTACAGAAGGTACGAAGCTTAAGATTGATGGTAGAGAATTTGGAAGGATGGTAAGAACATATGCTTGAGAATATAAAATATGTAAATAGTCAGGGGAATGTTCTTGAGTTTGGAAAGAAATATATCTTTGCAAATGAAAATGACCTTCGAGACTATCAGTGGATCTATGATAGTGATCGGAAAAGTGTAGAGAATTTTCGGAAGAAAATTACAGAAAAGACACTTCCGATCGCTATTTGTTGCCCGACTCAGAGGATATGCAGGAATGTAAAGAATGATATGTTTGAACTGTTTGAGCAGGATATCATCAATGAAGTTCCCGGAAAACTGTATATTGGCGATTATTATCTTGAATGTTTCATCTATGCAAGTGATAAGTCAGAGTATTTGGTAGGGAAACATACAAAACTGTCGTTAAAGATAGTAACAGCGGCAGATGCGTGGGTGAAAGAAGATTTAAAGGAATATCGGTATAAAGATATACCAGTAGATGAAACTGGCAGAGGTTATCCATACGGATATGAATATGACTATACTGCATCTCCTGGATTCGCAGCACAAGTTGCAAATGATAGCTTTAGTGAAGCTGAATTTATCTTGACCATATATGGGTATGCCCAGAATCCAGCTATTTCTATTGGTGGACATACTTATATATTGAACTATACGATACAAGCAGGAGAAAGAGTTGAGATCGATTCAAAAAAACAGACAATTAAGTTGTTCAAATTAAACGGTGCAACAGTGAACCTGTTTCGCTATAGAAATAGGGGAAGTGATATCTTTCAAAAAATAAAATCTGGTAAACAGGTTGTATATTGGAATTCTACATTTAACTTTGATTTGCTTTTGAAAGCTGAAAGGAGTGAACCGATTTGGATGTGATCTATACAGACCGAAATTTGAATGATGAGGGATGTCTACATAAATATGAAATTGATCTTGATGTTGCCGATAAGAAGAATTTTGAGATTACAGTTGGTATTAAGAACAATGTCATGCATGGAGGTTATTGGTGGTATGTCAATGATACAGAGTATGGCGGAGTTGTAGATTCCGTAAAAGTGATAACGGAGAATAATGAGATCAGATATTCAGGCAGAAGTTTCAGGGGAGTACTTATGAGTAAGATCATAGAGCCTCCAAATGGTTCTGCATACAGGATAGTATCGGGGAATGTAGGAGATGTTCTTCAGAGCCTTTTCAGAATTTATGGACTTGAAAGCGTTTTTGTAGCAGATAAAAGTGGAATTTCGCTTAATTCATATCAGTTTGCAAGATATACAGATCTTTATACAGGCTTATTGAAGCTTGGTGCATCAATTGGAATGAATCTGTACTTGTCAGTAAAAGACGGTATGGCGCATGTATCATATGTTCCTGTGATCGATTATTCTGACCGGATAGAATACAACCAGAACGATGTGAATTTCACACTTACCAAGACATATAAGGGAGTAAATCATCTTATATGTCTTGGTAAAGGAGAACTTCAGGATAGAACTGTAGTGCATTTATATGCTGATGTAAATGGAAATATAAGTACATCTCAAAGCCTATATGGAGTGGAAGAATATGTGAGTACTTATGAGAACACATCTGCAGAATCTGTTGAGGACCTTGTCTCTGGTGGAACAGAGAGATTGAAAGAACTGATAGGATCTGATGCATTTGCAGTTACAAGTAGTGATACTGAGCGACATATAGGTGATGTAATAGGCGGATATGAAAGTGTGACGGATGCTTATGTGATAAGTAGTATTACAAACATAATAGTTAAGTTAAATGATGATACCGTTGATATATCATATAGTGTAGGAGATGCTACACGGAAAGGATAAGCAATGAAAATAATAACAGGAAAAACAGGAACGAACCATGTTAATTCAGATGATGATCGTGCATTACATATGGGAATATTTGGAACTGAGACATATGTGCTTTCAATCGGTGAATGTTTAAAAGCAACGATGATTGATGCAAATACTTGCCGAATAGCTGCAGGTGAGCTTGTGATGTATGGCTGCCATGCAAGAATTGAACCGGGCAACTATGATGATCTGCAGATCGACTCAGGAAGTCCGGGATATAATCGTAAAGATTTGGTAGTCGCAAGATATAGAAAAGATACCGGAATTGAAAATGTAACGCTTGAGGTTATAAAAGGAGTTGTATCAACCGGCGAAGCAGAAAGACCATCTTATACTAGCGGACATCTTTACTGGGGGGCAGATGTGTGTGATATGCCACTTTATGAAATCAGTTTGAATGGCATAAATATAGCATCAGTTACACCTCTTTTTAACAAGTTGTATCCAAATCTGAGTAATATCTATACGAGAGAGGAGGTATACAATAAGGAAGAAGTATATAACAAAGGTGAGGTATATAATAGGGAAGAGACATATAAAAAAGGCGAGGTGTACAATAAGACAGAGACATATAACAAGAATGATGCGAATAATGTCATATCAGAATGTGAGACTCGTTGTAATAATGCAGCTGTCAATTATGCTGATTCTGCTATAAAAAAATATAATACAGATGTTGTTGATAAGCATATAGAAAGTATTGATAAAATCATGGATGGAATTGCTAGAAAAGTTACATCACTTGCAGCACTTGACAAAAAGAATTTTAAAAAAATCAGAAGTGATTCAAACGCACAAAAATTGTTAGAATTGGATTTATCACTTGAAGAATTCAGTGCAACGGATTTGGACGGTGCTATTAAATTCTATAACCAATTTTTAATGAAATTACTTGGAGTTATAAAGTCATATGGTGAAATCGATTTAACTTCGTATGACAGTATCTAA